CTTGTCAGCAATGGCAGATACATAGGTGGAGTGCTCGAACTGCAACGCGTCAAAAGACACGTGCTGATCGAACCGTGATGCGTCGATGCACACAGCGACTGGGTCGATGAGATCGTCCCAATGCCGCCGCATGATCGCTGCCACGCCCTCGGCGGTATAGCCCTTGGCGATAGTTGTGGCACCAAACACCTTGTCGATAGCCCGATACACACGCTTCTCCATGGGCTGGAGGAACTTGCCGACACAGAGGTTGTAAACGGGGTTCCTCGGCTGGATGATGCGCGGACATGGGTCCGGCTTGGAGTCGATGTTGATGAACTCAGCCTTCACGAATGAGGAAAGGTAAGCGTGTTTCTTGCGAATTCCATAATGCTGCAACGCCACGGCAGCGTCCGTGTAACGCTTGAGTTTGGCACCAGTGTAATGGCTGAGGAATTCCTCAGTTGACACCTCGTGGCAGGGACCCATGCGTCGCAGGACCTCAGACCGATAGCGCTTTAGCTTGGCGAAAGCCCCGGGTCGCGGCCTTGGCGGTGGCTGCAGCCCGTTGGGCCCCTCAACGCAGAAAACACGCTCCCTCAACGCTCGCAATGCGTTGGCCAGGTTGTTGTTGTGCACAGAGGCATCAGCAACGTGTACGGGCCCGTCGGCTCGCACAACACACCTGGTCTTCGGAGCGCCATCGAGGAGGGTGACCTCAATATCAGCGTTGGACGCTTCACGCACTACCTTGGTAGTGACACCCTCAACTCGAACTAGGCACTCCTACTTGTCCCGGAACGTCCGCACACGCCCCACCTCATCCCCGGTAAAGAAGGCTTTCACCTTCTCAACCAGACTCCCCTGGTAGGTGGTCTCGTACTCATCATATCGCTTGCCGACGCGCCGAGTCATGAACCGGCGTTGGTTCACGATGTCGTGCCGGGACGGTAGGAAGACGAGAGACACAGCCGCGGGCACAATGCGGCAAATGTCAGCGTCACGCACGTTGTGCGCTCTGGCGATGTTCATCGCCAGTTTCGAGGCAACCAAACGGTTGGCCTCTGTCATGGGCGGTACGGTGACACCCATCTTCACCTTCACCGCATGCGCCAGCGCAACCGCTGCACGCGTGGGGTTGGCAGGCGTGCAAATTTGCTCCGCCTTGGTGGTTGCCCGCATAGCCGACGCACCCTGTGACAGGTCCGCGGCCGTGTCGATGACGAAGGGATTGATGACAGTTAGGGTGTCCTCAAAGATTGCGGCGTCGGAATCGAGCGCCACAACCAAATCGTTTGCCCCATCCTCATCCTCGCGGGTGAGGCGCCTACGCGCCCGCCGGCCCGTCGCCCGACCTACTCTCCAGACCAGGTAGCTGGAAACAACTCCGACAACCACGCCAAGCATGGTGAAAGAGCGGTGGGCGGTCGGACCACCTACGGGAGGTCAACTCCGTGATACCTACTGACAAGCG